CCCCAGCCAGTAGTCCTTGTTGTTCTTGCGGACCAGGTTGTAATAGACGGCCTCGCCTTTATCGTTTACCATGTGCATGGTCCGTGCCTCCTTTGATTTAATCCTTTGTGAAGTAGTAGCCCACCCACCCGGCGGCTTTGAGGGGCAGGTCCGGGGCCCAGGGCACCGGCTCCCCCATGATGGAGCAGACGGTGGAGAGCATGGCGTCCTCCGTGTCCCAGGGGGCCACATCAATGACCACCTCATCATGCACATGGAACACCACGGGGAGCCCGGCGGCCTCCAGCCGGTCAATGGAGAGGGCCAGGCAGTCACGGGCAATGGCCTGCACGCAGTTCTCCACCAGCTTGCCGCCGTAGGTTTCGATGCGTTTCCAGCGCTTTGTTTTCTGGTCCATGCCCATGTAGGAGATGGAGGGCCGCCCCCATTCGTTCTGGCCGATGCCGGGGCTGATATAGTAGAGCTTGCGCCCGGAGGGGAGCCGGATGGTGAGGCAGTCGGTGCCGTTGTCATAGTCGTACTCACGGGCCAGCAGCAGGCCGTTGACGCCGGTACTGCCGCCCTCGGTGATGACCTGGACGGCGGCATTGTCCATGGAATACCACAGGTCACGGATGCGCTTGTTGGCCTCCCGCCAGCGGCTCACGATGTCCGGGAGCTCCTCCTCGGTAAGGCCCATGTCCAGGGCTCCCATGGTGATGAGGGCCCCGGTGCTGCCCTGGTAGCCCAGGGCCAGCTCTGCCACCTTGCCCTTTTGGCGGAGGGCGTACTCCGGGCGGCCTTTCTTGATGAGCTCCAGGGGGACGCCGAACATTTGAGAGGCGGATGCCTCATAGATTTTGCCGTGGGTGCGGAACACCTCCAGCCGCCATTGCTCCTTGGCCAGCCATGAGATGACACGGGCCTCAATGGCGGAAAAGTCGGCGTCAATCAGCACATGCCCCTCCGGGGCCACAAAGGCCGTGCGGATGAGCTGGCTGAGGGTGTCTGGCACGCTCCCATAGATGAGCCGGAGGGCATCCAGCTTGCGGCCCTTGACCAGCTCACGGGCCAGGTCCAGAGGCTCCGTGTAGGTCCGGGGCAGGTTTTGCACTTGCACCAGCCTCCCGGCCCACCGCCCGGTCCTGTTCGCCCCGTAGAATTGGAGCAGGCCCCGGACCCGTCCGTCCTCGCAGACGGCGGCCTCAATGGCGTCATACTTCTTGGTGGAGGTCTTGCCCAGCTCTTGCCGGATTTCCAGCATCCGGCTCACCTGGGGGCTGTTATCGTCACGGCCCAGCAGGCGGGCCACCGTGTCCTTTCTCAGATCGGCCAGCTCCTCACCAATCTCCTCCTGGAGCCAGGTGGTGAGCTGGGCCACGCTGTTGGGGTTAGACAGGCCGGAGAGCTGCATGGCCTCCGCCATGAGGGTCTGGCGCACAGTGTCCCCCAGAGAGAGGGCCCCGGTGACCAGCTCCAGGTCCACGGCCACGCCCCTGGCGTTGATGATGAGGTCCGTTTCCCATTGCTTTTGCACCCAATCCGGGACGGGGAAAGCGGACAGCCGCTTTTCAATCTCCATCTCGGTGACCACATCCTGCTTGCAGTATTCTTTGAAAAGCTCCCATTTGGCGGGGTCATGCTGGGGCAGGTTGCGGCTCCGCTGGCCGTTGGCCTTGGAGGGCTTGCAGGGGACGCAGAAATAACGGATGAGGGCCTTGCCGGTGTTGAGCTTTTGCTTGTCCTGGGGGAGCCCCAGGGCCTTGCCGGTGGCGTCCAGGCCTGCCGTGTAGCCGCAGTAGAGGCCATGGAACATGGTGCAGCGCCATTGGTCCGGCGGCAGGGTGCCCATGTACTTGGACAGACAGCCCCACTCAAAGGGGGCGTTGTAGGCGTGCTTGATGTACTCCGGGCTGGTGATGGCCTGGACCAGCCACGGGGGG